CGATACCGCTCATAAGTTTGCAAAGGGCCTAGAGGCTAGCACTATCACTATTGACTTCTTAAATGACACAGCTGCAAGCAACGTTAACGCAACGCTGCAGGCTGCATGGGGTACAACAGTGCCACTAACAATCAAGCAGACAAGCGCAGTAATTAGCGCAACCAACCCAGAATTCCAAACTACGATTTTGGTAAACAATACGCAAGATGTAAATGGTGATGTCGCAAGCATAAGTGCCCAATCCATCACATTTACCTGCCAAAGTGTTATCGTAGTAGATACAACACCTTAGGGAGAATAATGGCACAGCTAAAAATTACAAGGGCTAACGGCGAAGTTACAGAGCACAAAATTACGCCGGGAGTTGAGTACGCATTTGAGTTAAAAAGAGGCATGGGTATAAGTAAAGCTTTACGCGAAGATGAAAAGCAAAGCGATATTTACTGGCTTGCTTGGGAGTGTTTACGTAGGGCTAACATAACAGTGCCTCTTTACGGCGTGGAGTTTATAGACAGTTTAGAAACTGTAGAGGTATTAGACGAAGAAAAAAAATAATACAGCGCGATTCTATTCTTTATACTGTGGCTGCTTTAAGTGTAGAAACTGGGATCGCGCCTAGTGAATTCATTAACATGGATTCAGAAATGCTTAAAGCTGTAGTACAAGTTTTAGGCGATAGAGCTAAGGAGATCAAAAATGCCAGTAAACGTAAGCGGCATTAAAGAGATGAAGAAGGCTCTAAGTTTAGTAGATAAAGATTTATTAAAAGAAGTACAGGGCGAGATCCGCGCAGCTATGATCCCTATTAGGGATAAGGCTAGAAGCTACGCACCTGCAGATTCAGCAGTGTTATCAGGCTGGACTAAATCGGCTGGAATTATCGGCCCTATGAGATACCGGACCTTTCCTAAATATAACCGCGAGCAGGTAGTAGAAGGTATTAAATACAGCGCAGGCAGTAATAAGCGTAATAATAAAGGCTGGTCTGCTAGTAGTTATGTATCTAATAGGAGTGCGCCCGGTGCTATTTATGAAACAGCAGGGCGTAAAAATCCAGACGGCGCACAATGGGTAGGCCTTGATGCAGATATTAACAATAGAGAAATCTCGCACTCACTTAATCCGCGAGCAGGCGCACAATTCATAGCAGCTATGCCGGGTCTAGTAAATGCTAGGCCGCAAGGTATGCCTGGTAATAACAGAGGATACAAGCAGAAAGGCCGCTTAATCTTTAGAGCTGCAGCAGAAGGACAGGGTCAGGCTATGGCGCATATATTAAAAGCCTTAGAGAAAACTGTTATTACTTTTCAGAAACGCACAGAGATTAGACGGGCTGCGTAATGGCTAATTTATTTATATCCCTTATATCTACCTTTAACGATAAAGGTTTAAAGAAAGCATCAAAGCAGGTATCTTTATTTGAAAAACAGACTAAATCTCTACAGGCTACTTTTCTTAAAACCTTTAGTGCGCTAGCCCTATTAAATTATAGTAAGAAGGCTATACAGGCTTTCGCAGCAGATGAAGCGGCGGCTAAGGCTTTAGAAACTCAGTTAAAAAATACAGGCTACGCTTTCAGCGCACCGGGTATAGAGAATTATATTGCAGGCTTACAGAATCTATACGGCGTATTAGACGATCAATTAAGGCCAGCCTTCCAGCAGTTATTAACGGCGACAGGCTCAATTACTAAAAGCCAAGATGCTTTAGAGGTTGCATTAAATGTAAGCGCGGCTACAGGTAGATCACTTACCGAAGTTAGCGCGGCGTTAACACGGGGATTTTCAGGCAATACAGCAGGACTTAGCAGGTTAGGTGCAGGCATAAGTAAGGCCACATTAAAAAGTGGCGATATGAATAAAATTATGGCAGAGCTTAATGATAAGTTTACAGGTCAGGCAGCAGCTAGGTTAGATACTTATGCAGGCAAGATGGGCCTTCTTAAAGTCGCTTCTGCCGATGCAGCAGAAACCATAGGTAAAGGCTTATTAGATGCTATAACTGCGTTAGGTAAAAATAACAGCATAAGCGATACGGCTAAACAGATAGACGGACTAGCTACAGCTATATCTAATCTAATCGTAGGACTTGGCGTACTTGGATCTAAGTTATCTGATATTGGAAGCAGTACAGGATTAACTAAGGTATTAAGTTTTCTCTATAAAGGCACACCTTTAGATTTATTAACTAGGGCTGGTGCAGGTGCTAGAACTTCTGAATTACCGGCTAATCAGCAGCGCAGTGCAGGGCGTATATCCGGTCAACAGTTTAAATTAGAAGATAAATTAAATAAGGCTAAGGCTTTAGAACTAAGCACACTATTAAAAAAGAACGCTATAGAAAATAAGAACGTAGAAGAATTGCGTAAGAAATTTGATCTAGAGCGCATAGGTTTAACTGCCGCACTCAACCAAGCAACAGATGAAGAAACTAAGTTACGCTTAAAAGCACAGTTAGCAATTTTAGATAACAACGATGCCCTAGCGAAGAAGTTACTAGCTGAAATGGAAGCAGCCGAAGCACTAAAGAAGCTAGCAGCAGAGGCAGCAGCAGCCGGTAAAGCTCTTACAGAGTTCGCTTTGATTCAGGTTAGATCTTTAATTAGTAGAATTAACGCTCAGATAGAATCTATTAACAAATCATTTGGTATGCCTTCTGCAGCACCTACAGTTAGCGCACCGGGCTTACCTTCACAGCCAGCTAGTTACTTCCAAGATCTAGCAACCCAGTTAGTAGGCTCATCTTTTTATGCTGGTATGAACGTGTCGCAAATTGCAACAGAAAGAGCTAGAGAATCAGGTAATAGATCCTTAGACGTAAACTTACTAGTTAGTTCACCATCGGGCGATAGGTTTGCTCAGATGATGGCCGAGAGTATTCAGCTTGCTAATCGCAGTGGCTATAGCACTTCACCTAATGGTGGCTTACCTTAATGGCGATACCAGTAATAACCGCGCTAATTAACTTTAGCACTGGGCCTAGCTTTGCTCAGACAATGATCTTAGATACAGGCATATTAGACACAAACATATTAGGCGATAGCGCAGCCGTAATCGTAGATGTATCGGATCAAGTAAACCGCATAGAAACTAATCGAGGCCGTACTGCACTATCAGATCAATTTCAAACAGGCGCACTTACGTTGCGAATTGTCGATCAGTCGGGCGACTTCAATCCCCAGAACGTAACGGGGCCTTTTTATAATTTATTAACACCGATGAAAAAAGTGCAGATTAGTGCTACCTATGCAAGTGTTAATTATCCTATCTTTCAGGGATTTATTACTAGCTACGTTACGACTTACCCAGAAGAATCTGGTGAAGATGTAGCTATAACTACAATACAAGCTGTAGATGCTCTGCGACTAGCGCAGGTAGCACAGATCAGCACAGTTACAGGTGCTACTGCTGGAGATTTAAGTGGCACACGTGTTAATTTAATTTTGGACGAAATAGACTGGCCGGCAACTATGCGCGACGTAGATGCAGGGCTAACTACTCTGCAGGCGGATCCCGGCACTAATAGAACAGCACTACAAGCTCTCACTACTGCCTCTATTTCTGAGTATGGTGCGCTCTACGTAGATGCTTCTGGCTCTTTCGTTTTCCAAGATCGCGACGTTACCGCAGGATCTATCGGCGGCACTCCTACAATTTTCGCAGATAATGGCACAGGCATAGATTACTTTAACGCTAGCTGGATTCTTAACGATGTACTTATATTTAATAAAGCCACAATTACTAGGACAGGTGGCACAGCGCAAGTAGCATCAAATCAGGACAGCATAGATAAATACTTTTTACACAGTTACTTTTTAGATAACCTTCTTATGCAAACAGATCCAGTAGCACTTGATTACGCGCAGGCCTATGTCGCAAGCCGAGCTGAGACAAGTATCCGCGTGGATTCTATAGTGCTCGACCTATACACAGATAATTACAATAGCGGCATTATTGCAGCTTTAGACCTAGACTTCTTTGATCCGATTACTGTAATTACTACGCAGCCCGGCGGATCTACCCTAGAGAAAACATTACAGATATTCGGAGTGGCTTACGCGATTACCCCGAATAGCTTTAAAACAGTGTTTACTACCCTAGAACCTGTAATAGACGCGCTGATTTTAAATAACACCATATACGGACAATTGGATTACAATGTCCTCAGTTACTAAGGAGAATAATGGCTAAACAAACCTTTACTACTGGGCA